ATCCGCCGTATGCATTTTCTTTAGTTGACTTATCCATAAGCTGAATAGCTTCGAATACATCATTGTCCTCAATGTATTTTATCATTGTGCTTGCACCTTAGCTTGTAAATCTGCAAAGTTAGTTGACTCTTTAATGTCTTTAATTAACTTTAGATTTTGTTGTTCAAGATCATTTAGTAGCTTAACCATTTCAAGCAAAGTAAAATCTAAAGCGGGTTCATCGCTAATTGGCGGGTTTTGAACTGCCATTACTTAATACCCCCTTTCATAATACCTAATTGCATACCTGAAATATTCCAAGCACGTGTATTGCTACCAGTATAACTACTACTTGTATCAGCCGCCGCATCATCAACTCGGTAGTTTAAGAAGCGGCCAGTAATACGCACATCAGTTTTATATGAGCTGGCTACAATAAAATCATTTACAGTTAGCTTATTTGCCTTTGAACCCGATTGTGTATTATCTTCAGGGGTTGTTAGATAAGCAAGCTCGCCTGGATTATTAGTTGATCTAGCTCTAAGCTGTAGTGTAGCACGCTGCGGTTCACCACCAACAGTTGTAATAGTGCCCCCATCAGCCCACAAAGCAATACTACTTAGCGTTTCAGTATCAAAGTTTGGAGTAATAGATAGCTGTTCTCTTTCGGCATATGATATATAAGGTGTACCACCAAAATCAAAACCTAGATCAGCTGACCTAATACGATTAAACAATGTACCAGAAGTGTATCCGCTTTCTGCAAAGATAGGAAACAACTTATTAGGGTTAGTTTGACTGCTTGACCAAGGCCTTACAATATCAAACGTAGTACTAATAGAGGTCCCCGATGTACTTTGAGTAGGATTAGTTGTTGCCACAGTATTACCTTCAGCTACAGCTACAAGGTTTGTAGTTGTCGGTGCAACACTAGCTGCTACAACTTGTGTATCTGGACTAAACGCCGTTACATAGTTAGCTGTTGAACTAAACTGACTAGGACTAATATCAATGGTTGTAGGTGCAGATGTACTATCCGGTGTTACAATCAGTGCGTTATTAGTACTAATCTCAGCAAGTGCTGCAAGCAATGCGCTTTGCAATGTTGAAACTGTACCGTTAGGTTTAGCCAACTCTGTAGAGTTTTGTGTTTTGTCAGGATCATAGTAAGCATTGAGATAGTCAGTAGCATTAGTGTGACTAGTGTCACCATACGTACTATCATTCGCCGCTGGTGTAAAGCTAGTGTCAAGAAGTCTACCTGGTCCTTCACCATAATGCCTGTCAAAGATTACACTGCTACCACTTGTTGTATTAATAGTAATTGTAACCCGGGTCATTTTAGCGTAAATAGGATTAACGCCTTCCGTAACTACAACATTACTACCTGTTGAATTAGTAATTAGAGGAGATACTAGTGTACCAGTTCTTGAATCACCTGGTGTTACTGTATAAGCAAACGATCCGGTTACATTTTTTCGGTCAGCGCTGGTAAAGGTTAACACCGCATTTGACCGACTTACAGTAAAGTAAGTAGTATCGGTCCACGCCGCTTCAATAGCTGTAGCAATTTCTGTAGCTGTGATTTCCTCTACATTAGTAGGTGAACTTCCAGAGTCAGGATCAAATGCTGTTGTACTATCAAAGTTTATTGTTACAGGGTTTCCTTCAGGCGGTGTAATAGTAATACGATCTGTTGTACTATGTGCTGCTCGACCTGCTCTTGTTTGAGCACCTGTAAATGTGCTATTACTAAAGCCCGCAGGTAAACTACCTGTGCTAGCTACCGTAACCGTAAAGTTATTACTTACAATTCCAACTGCTGCAGCCGTGGCTGTAACCAGCCCGGTACCTGTTGTTGTGGACCACCCGCTATTGGCGTTTATAAGACCACTGACGGCTGTTACGACCGTGGCCCTGGTTTGTGTACCACTAAGCACTGTGCTGCTTGTAGAGGCATCTGGAAACGTTACTGTCAGCACTGGTTGTGGAATACTATTATCAACACCGGTAGTAACAACACTTACTGATGAAGTAAGGTTACCACCAAATGTTGTTTCAGCATAGCCTGTACCTTGATAATCAGTTGCAAAAGCAATTGTTAAAGCACTATGGTTTCCACCATTAACCGAAGTAAATCTTACATTGTTTCCATTAGCTGCAACACTATAGATAGCAGAAGAACTACCACTAAAGACGCTAAGAGCAGATAGTTTAGACACAATATCATCTCTAATCGCCGCTTGACCTGTGAGATTTTTTGTAAGAGTAATTGTCTCGTTGATTGCACCTTGTACTCCGCTTACGGCTGGTGCCGTGATAGTCATTGAAATAGCAGGGCTAAGTGCCGCTGTAATGCCGTATACACCTATGCCTGTAGTTGTAGAGTTAGGTGAAATATTAGTTGTTGAACCACTACCAGACACTGCAAAAGTAGATGTACTAAATGCGCGAGGTCCGGGAACGTCAGAAGTAAGTGTAAGGACATTAGTAGAAGCTGTTGCAGTAAAGTCTGCTAAAGCATTGTTTGCATTAATATAATCACGAATAGCTGCAACAAACTGCGTCATAGTAATTGTAGCACCATCGGCATAATCAGTACCTAAAATAGCACTTGCTGGGAAACTAACATTACCAATACTACTATCACCATTAATAATCGCACTGGCTCCACCATCAAGGTGCGTTGTTTTATTTCGATCATAAGTAAATGTAGTTGATGAAGGATATGTTAGCGTACTAACAGCATTAACTGTGTTAGGACCCGTATCACCTGTGACTGTAAGGTCTACAACCTCAAGCACATCAGTAGTAAAGCTACTAAATGTACCTACTGCTACGGTTTTAATCGCTTTAGTACCTACGGTTTTCTTAGGTGTTTTACCATTGATAGTAACTGCTTGAGTTTCTCTTTTACCGCGGTTAGTATAGCCTGCGTTCCCGCTATCACCAGTAGCTGCAATAGTTGCAGTTGGAATGCCACCCCCTTTAATAGGTCCCACATCACCTGCAGCCACCGCATCAAGGTCTCTAATAGTCCAAGTATTGTCTCTATAATTCCAGATAAGAGCTTCATCACACTCACCTCCAGTTGAATTCAATGTTGGATAACATATCCAAATCTCTTCTTCCTGATGGTTTTGGATAGTAAATAGTTGTCTTTCATGAATTGGGTTTAAGTTATTGTAAAAGTATTGTGTTACTCTTTTACCAGATAATGATTGTATATTTCCTGGATTTCCAGCAAATGTATAAATATCGTTAGCACCAACTACAAAATGCTTACCATCATACTCAACAACAGCGCCTGTAGTAAGACAACCATATTCATCTGTGTTAGGAGCAAATGAAACCGGCGCGGTTTGACTACCAGTAAGGCGCATAACATGAATACTATCTGTACTATAAATATACATATTACCTTGCAGTGATTTCATTTCTTGAATAACGTTTGTCTCAGACAAAGTAAATTCATCTGCTGTACTTACACCTGCTGCAAATGGATTCCAGTTATTTGGAACTGATCCCGGAACTGCAACATCTGATGTACGTACTACACCTGAAAGCCTACGAATAATCTTAGCAGGATTAGTTGAGTCAACCTCAGTAAGGTCACCTGCAACTAACAAGTCACCGAATGATTGTACAATACCAGCCCGAACATCAACAGGGTTTCTGGATTCAATAGTAACTTTTATAGAATCATTTACAGTAAGACCACCAATAACAATCACTGTTGTATTAGTTGCTGTGTCAGTGTAAATCTGAAAGTGATTACCTGTTACTGTAGGGATAGGTGAAGGTAATGCGCCAGGAACAAAGTCAGTCCCATTAACTGTACCTGTTCCTGCAGGACTACCTGCTTGTGCGCTTTTGCTGTTAGTACCTGTAACTAAAATAGAGTTAGTTGTAAAGTCAACCTTTTGTCCCAAATCAAATACAGTACTATTTCCTGCAACATAAATATCATTATATACTTGTTGCTCAACTTGGTAGCTATCCCAACCAGGTAGCTCGGCTAATACAATATTATTAATATCTGTATTACCAGCTGTATCCAAAATGTAGTGAGGCTTATCAATACCGTTATTTAGAATAAAAGCGAAGCCCCCACTAAATAAGGTGTGCTGCCACCCATATGTTGTAAAAGCAAAGCCATCAGCTTTTGTAGAAGGTGTAATATCTTTCTTTGTACCTAGGTGATCTTGAATATAAACCTTTTGACCTACTGTAATACCTGCTCGTACATAATCAACAACCCAAATATAGTAACATCCATGCGGTGATTTGTTAGGGTTTTCCCATACTGCAAAGTATCGAACTTGGCCAAACTCTTCATTAGCTGGTACAAGATCTTCTACAATATTATTAAGTAATAGCTCGCCCGATATTTTACGGACTGCGCCATCTTTAAACCTAACATTACGCACATTAGTAAACACATTAGGTGCTAAGGCAACTGGAGGAGTATCAATAACTACTCCTTGTGATGCTAGATCAATAACAGAAATGGTTTGCTCTGCCATGTTACTCCTCCATTATATTTTCGTTAAGAACACTCTTTCTGGCCAGTAAGCGGGTCGATAAAGCAAGCTTCAACCGTTCCCTCTTCTTTCGCCACTTCCTGAGCTTCGCTAGATACCGCCTCTTTTTCTTCCACGGTTTCTTCAATTGTGTTAAGGATTCCGAATCGCTTACCAGATAAACGGAACGTTGTGCACCCCTTCGCCCCGCCCTTCCAGGCATCAACGTAAACTTTCTTGAAGTCTTCATATGAGACATCATCTCCCACATTGCAAGTCTTTGAACAAGCAGAATCTACATAATGCTGAGCAAGTAGTAACACAGCCAGATGATCCTGCACGGAAATATCGTTTGCTGTTTTACCTTCTACACCATGGGCATATGCATAATCCTCCACACGCTCTACTTTAGGTCCTTCAAAAGTTTGGATTGTCCTATCATAATAGTGGCTAAACACGGGTTCAATGCCGCCTGAGACATTATCTGCCACGAGACTGATGGTCCCTGTGGGGGCAATGCTTGTAAGATGCGAGTTACGAATACCATGTTCTCGGATCTCCTTCTTAACAGATGCTGGCAAGCCACGAATAAAGTTTGATTTAAGATAGTCTTCACGGTACATTGGGAATGCACCTTTTTCAGCAGCTAGCCGCGCAGATGCTCTATAGCAATTGTCACGCAAGCAAGCGAATACCTTTTCTGCCCACACGAGAAACTCTTGTGAGGCATAAGGCATGCCGAGCATTTCTCCGGCATTAGCCAAACCAGTGACGCCAAGTCCCATTCTGCGCTTGTTCTTTGCTTCATCGGACTGCTGTTTAAGTGGGTAAATTGTTCGATCAATGATATTATCCTGCGCCCTTACTACATCGGGAATATCTTTTTTAAACTGTGTAAAGTCAAACTCGCCATCAACAACATACTTAGTTAGATTAAATGAACCCAGCAGGCATGCACCGTATGCGGGAAGCGGTTGTTCACCACATGGATTAGTTGCGCGAATTTCTTCACAATAAAATAGATTGTTTAGTTCTGTAATGCGATCAATAAACAACACACCAGGCTCAGCCCAATCCCAAGTGCTAAGCATAATTTTGTCCCAAAGTTCTTTGGCGGATACTGTTTTGTGGTGGATTCCATCGTAGCACAGTTCAAAAGAATCATCGCTATCATTGGCTAGGGCCTCCATAAATTTATCAGTAATTCCTACACTAATATTAAAACCAGTAAGCTTATCAGAATTACGTTTAGCAGTAACAAACTCCTCAATGTCCGGATGGTCCACACGTAGTACTCCCATCTGAGCGCCTCGGCGATGGCCCGATGATGCGATGGTTTGACAAACAGCATCGAAGATACCCATAAAAGAAACCGGTCCAGACGCTTGCGAGTCCAAAGATTTAATCCTGTCTCCACGGGGACGGATCTTGGAAAAGTCATAGCCAATTCCACCGCCTCTACGCATCGTCTCAGCAGCTTCACTTGCCTTCTCCATAATACTATTCATACTATCTTCAATATCACCACTAACAAAACAGTTGTAGGCAGTAGTAATACGATTAGATCCAATGGCAGATTGTACCCTACCGGCTGGTAGGAACCTCATGTTACCTAGAATATCCTCAAGACTATACCGATGTTCTTGACCATCACATAGTGCACGAGCAATTCTTTTAATTTTATCAGTAAAGGTTTCCCCTTCCTGCCTATACTTCATCTCATCAATCTCTTCAGACAAAGTCATAGATGGTCCAGAATATTCGATATTGTGCATTTTTTATTTCCTCTATAAGTTAAGTATACCTTCCTCTTATAGGGGACATTTAATTCAAATTGCTACATTTCGCATTCTTTTTACAAGACGCTCAGCGCGGTTAGTTACTTGTCTATACCAGCGACTATCAACCATTTGGTTTGCAGCCTCTTGCCAATTGCTTATTGCCACAGCTGCAAGGAAGTTTTTAAACTTACTTAGCCGCGGTCGGCCCATGTTAAACATCATATTAGCAATAATTAGTTGGACTTCTTCGGGCAATACTTCGAAACTGGGGAGGAGCTTCTTGCATTCTTCGAGCACCACGTCGACGTCGCGAGCAAAGCATTCGTTGACTCTATCTTCTGAGACAGCTGTTCCGACCGCCTGTCCATACTCTGGATCAGACTCCAAAACAAGATGACCAATACCAAAAGTAGGCAGGCCAAGATGGTCCAAATAGATTTCATACTTAACGCCTTCGTCAACCTTAAGCTCCTCTCTAAGCTGATCTATATTCATTTTGTTTTACCCTTAACCTTTTCAAATGTACGTAAGCCGCCAAGCCCGAGCATTCCCATAAGCACTGTCATAAGGGTTTCCATTTCAAATGCCGGTAGTTCTGGAATATAGACATCAAACCAACTAACAAAGAAAAGAGTTACTGGTAGTCCTACAAAATGCCAAAACAATGCGATACCACATGTCCATCCAATAAACGGACGCCATCCCGCAACAAAAATATTACGGCTAGCTGCTTCAGCTTTGTTAATTTCTAATTGACCCTTAGCTAACTCGTGAGCATGCCGCTCAGACATCGTAGCAAGCTCATGAGCGATCTTTGCTTTCTCATCAGCATCAGGAATAAACTTATCTAGTAGGCTTGTTACTGGCCCAATAAGTGCTTGAATCATGTTGCTTCTCCTCGTGCTTTAATACACTTTCCTTGTACAGGATAATGAAA